ACACTCAAAGCTGTTTCGGTCACCCGAAGCGGCGATGAGGTCGTGGCTTACTGGCGTGAAGCTCTCGCCTCAATCCCGACCGAAGCTCAAGTATGGGCAACTGCAAAGTTGACCAATTTGAAGAACGGCGTGACGAAGGAGGAGTTCACTGTGGGAGTTCCCGTAATGGAGACTGTCACGAACCAAAATGCTGCGGGTTATACCGCAGCGCCGAAAGTCGCTTACACGGATAAGGTGGTTTTTACCGCCTTTTCGAGCAAGCGGTCGTCGGTAACGAGCCGTCGTTTGGCTCGACAGATCCTGGTCAATATTGGCAACAATATTTCGACCTCTGTCGCAGCCGCAACGTCTGGTCCGTTGCCGGATCTCGTCGACAACCTGTTCGCTCCTACTTAATCGGTAGGCACGGCACGGTTGTACATGGTCATAGTTCCTTTGGGGACCTTGACCAATGTCTGATCTATTACCCTTTACTCTTATGGAGTTAATATGCGTTTTACACGCTGGGATCAACAGATCTCGACAGAATCCAGCAATGAGGTTCTCTTTCTCCTCGCTGATTGGCACCTTTCGGAGGTTTTGAACCCTTCGACTGACTTTGAAGTCGTATGTCTAGCTTTGCTAGAACGCGACCTCTGGGTACTGTGCCACCATGATCTAAGTAGCGGACACACTGCCAACGATCACTACCATCTTTACCAGATTTTAGCGTTTTTTAAGAAACGCCGAGATTTGGAGATTGGGATTGATAAGAAAGCGGTATCTGAAGCTACTTTCATGGGGTCCGAGAAGCTATGTAAAGAGACGAATGATCTTTTCAGATCTTACTCGCGTGGAGGGTTTTATTTCCTCCCGCGCGTTGAGTCCGTGATCTACGGAGCTCAGCGGAAAATTAGTAAGATTTTGGGAGATCTACCTTCGATCTCTGAACTAAGACTTCGATTTGGACCTGGAGCTACTACGCAGCTTAAAAAGAGAGATGCCTCTGCTCGACGTAAGTTGAGTAGCAGGTTCTCATGTA